ATCGACATCTGCCTACCCCGTACCCGTGTAAAGACCTGCCCGGTAAACTCTTCTACAGGCACTGTGGCTGTTCTAGTAACAGTAGCACTGCTGTCTCCACCCACAGAAGCTGGGTTATACCGCCCAGAACCCGAGTCTTTCAAAGGGTTTAGAGTCATCGTAGCTGCTGGGGCACCGGTTGTAGAACCTTCAAAGGTCATGTCTGGTAACATCTTGTTGACCAGCATAAACCGATCCCCGTCATCCAGATCAAACTGTGTAGAAGTTATGCTGGCTGCTATAGCCGCAGGAGTGCCTGTCTCGTTGTCGTCCACGCCTTTCTCGTGGTTGACTAGTTTGTTGGTAAAAGTAGCTGCTAGGGGGAAATCACGTAGGTCAGAGTCGAGCCATGCAGACCGCGCCAGATTACCGTAGTACCAGATGTTTTGTACGTAGTTATACACCACGTAGCGGTCATTCTGGGTAGCTCCTCCAGAACAATAAAACCACCATATCTCGTCAAACTGCTCGTTGGAGCCACAGATTACTTGGTCAGCTTGACCTTGGTTAAAGTCATCAAATATATAACTACGCAGCTCGCAGGGTAGTGTCTTAACAGTACCGTCGTAGTAGTAAAACTTATTTATGCCCATCCAGTAAGCAATGTTGTTTGAGTACACAGCCGAATTCGGCCCAGCTATAGTGATGTTTGAGCCAAGAAGCTGCGCTCCCCATACCTCTGGGGCACCTAGATACTGTAGGCCGTACAGGGCTGCATCTGACCAGACCAACACTTCCTGACGTGCTTGGATAGCGTCTATGATTTCTGTACCTTCTGACAGGCGTAGACTACCCGCTTGATTAGTAGCCGCAGGTGTCCAGTTAGTTACATCTTCTTGGTCTGACCACCGGATGAGCATTGGGTCAAGCGTAGAACCGCCCAAATCGTTTGCTCCAAAACAGAACGCAAAACGAAATATGTCAGACACAAACGCTAGATTTACTACAGTAGGCACACCAGACGCACCTCCCAAAGAACTTACAGCAACAGCGCGTGTGTTAACCCCGTTGCTTGCGTCCCAGTAGTATGGTGCCCCACCTCTGTGGGCAAAGAATAAATCCTCACCGAAGTTAGCTTGGCTCCAAATACGCATGGGAGCCAGTGTTGTACCGCCTGTGCCCCATGTGCCATTACCCCAACGCCCTGCACCCCAACCAGTGAACGGTACCTCAATCTCGTTACCCGTATTGATCTGGTAGGTGCCTACTACGCTACCCCCGCCGTTGCCTGTATCTGACCCGTTAGCCAGCACAGTATTACCGGAAGTGTCTTTGGCCTCTACAGTGTAGGAGTTGCCGTTGATTATGGTAGCTATCTGATACTCTTGATTAAGCACCGCCGCAGTAATATTGCCGCCTAGAGAAGCAGCTCCAGAGAAAGTTACAAAGTCATTCTGGAGGGCACCATGAGAAGAATCGGTTATAGTAAGAGTGGCATCGCCGTTTACGGCTGCAAACGTAACATCGCCCGCTGCTGTGGTTGCTCTAATAGGGGTAACGTCAAAGTAAGCTCCACCTCGCTCAATGTAGTATTTGAGGTGAGTACCTACAGAAACAAGATTTTGGAGACTGAGAGTAGCCCAGTTGAATAGCGAACGTGCTACACCTAGGTAAGTATTAGCAGAGAGCTGCTCCCACCCGCCTATTTTCTGGGGTAGGCCACGTCTGAAGCGCACCTTATCAGTCTCGTACCACTGACCTTCGGCGGCATACCGGGTAGTTTCTCTGTTTACTCCCGGTTTGAATTGTAATTTTCTAACTGCCATTTAGACCTCAATCCGCGTACTCACCACTAGCAATCATGTCAGTCAGCTCTAAAGCACGGCCACCAACTTGTTTTGCCCACCTAGAGTCCAAGAACTCTGTAGAGGCTTCTGTGTAGTTCCCCGCTTCCATAGCGGTTAATGCGCGTCGAAAGCCACGTAAACGCGTAGCTCCGAGGTTAAATGCAATGTCAATAATAGCATCTTTTCGTACATCATCAAGGCTGTTAAACCACTCATACTCTGTAGCTAATTCCTTGATTACACGCTCAATGTCGTTCTGTAGGAGGTAATCTATCTCGTCCTCAGACAGCCCCATACCGCCTTTCTGGTCGATATTACGGCCTACACCTACAGTGACCTTACCTTCGGAGCATTCATACGCATGAGTTTCTGTACCCTCATGGCGCTTCAGCATCTTAATTAGCTTTTCCATCATTGACCTCGGTTATTACTACTACCAAAGAAGAAGGCGCTGATGCCGCTAATAAGACCGCCTAAATAGCCTAAGATTATATTGGCTAGGGCATCATCTACCGCTTCAGCACGGAAAGTTACTAGAAATATGTATGCCAAGAACCCCATCAGACTAATAATGGCAAATATCTTTGGGGTGGGGTCTTCCCCGAATATCTCTCTGGCAGCTTGTCTGTCCTGCACCTCGACCTTAAAGTTTTCTAGGTCTATCTTGCGTTCTTCTAGCGTCTTGGCAAACTCTAGCTCTGCCTCTTGTAAGGCACTAATGGAATCTGGATGCTCTTCGATGTATTTCTCGATCTTGGCTGGATCAGTCGTGTTGCTTACGCCTAGCTTGTCAGCGACTAGCTTCACAGCCATACCGCCCATAGGCCCACCAATGGCTTTGCCCACTGTTGGTGCAAGCGTAGATAGGAGTCCTTTTAACTTGCTCATCTAAACCTCGATCATAAACGTGCTTTTGGGCGGGTTTTCCACCCTGTCTCTTGGATAAGGGGCAATGCCCAAATGGTCTATAATTATACCAAAGCTCTCTATTTTCTGAGCAACATCGTTAATGTTCTGCTTTGCGTAGGCTGCTGTACCAACATTGTCGAACCACATGTTAAAACGTCCGTGGTTGTCGCTAACCCTGCCTTGTAGCCAAATGTGATCCCTATCGCCTATCTCTGTATCTATGTTGATTTCCCAATCATCATCACTGCCTAGTAACTGATCAAAGCCCATCCATTCTTCTTCACCAGCATTTATCTCGCCATCACCGAAGTCAACTGAATTACTGCCCTCCGCACCCTCCTCAAACTCTCTGGCTTCTGGCGCTTCCCAGAGGAAGCTGGACGGGTCAGACTTTTCAAACTCAATTTCGACAGGAGGTAAGTCAGCAAACAAATCTAGCTCGCCAGATACAGAGCTTTCCCCGCTTTCTATTGCCGCTTTTAAATCTGTGAGCAGTTTTTCAACATCTGCGCTGTCATCTACTTTGGCAGATGTATTTTCAAATACTTGGTCTAGCTTGGACTGTCTTGTCGGCTCTTGTCCTTCTGTCTTTGGCCCTTCTTTTACTTCTGTGTCAGCAGGAGTTTCTGTTGACGTGACCCTGACATTTACATCTTCACCAGAAACCTGTGCGAAACTGCCTACTAAATTTACTGTACCGTTTTCAGTCTCTAGCGTTATAGACTTGCCGTCTTCAGATACCGTCCCTTTTACTACCTGTCCTTCCGGTAGGTCTAGCTCTTGAACCGCATCAGACGATAACGCTATCGTCAAATTCTGAGGGGCGTCTACCTGCGTTGCTGTATAGTTCGCAACGGAGTTTTCTGGCGATATAATCATCCATCACAACGTCAACAAATAGAGCCTAGTCAGGGCATCTAGGTTTCGGATGACTTTCCCTCAGTATCCTCCTCGACGATCTCGTCGATGGTTTCACACACATCAGGAACAGCTACTCCTGTAGTTACTTCAGTAGCTACACGCCCTACAGCCCGAATGCCTTTATAGACACCAGAGCAATACAGGTCTTTGTTGGCGATCATATCTTCGGATACGGTGCATCCAGACAATACAAAAAAACTAATCACCGCTGGGAAAATCAATTTCATCTTCAATCCTCTTTAGCTCTCGTAACTCGCCTTTAGTCAGGGGGACAACTTTCTTAGCTTTTCGTTCTTGCTCGTCAAGGAACAGCTTCAGCCTTTCTTTATAGCCATCCATCATGTGGTCAGCTATACGGTCTTTCAGATCGCCCCTGTCAGCAACTCTTGTTTCTTTGCTGGGGTTTATATAGTCAGGGCCAGTATTGCTGAAATACAGCATAGTCTGTGAGCTTGAAGGGCCGTAGCAAAAGCGTGGGATTCTAGCCACCATATCGCTGCCCTGCACACAGGATATTTGGTTATCCAGCGTCATTGGCTTCTTAAAGCCCTTGAAAAACACGTTTGGCTTACCAAAGGTAATCAAGTTTATGTTGTCGTGTTTGCCATTCAGCATAGAGGCAGATAGCTCTGCCAGCGCACCACCAAGACTATGGCCGCAGATCAAAGTGCGTTTCTTAGGGTCTATGTGTTTCTTGACTTCTTTCCAAACTGACCTATGTGCCATAGCAAACCCGCCGTGGCACAGTCTACCCGCATATGGCACGGGGACTACGAGCGCGTCTGTTAGCCAATCCCTGCCCTGCTGTGTGCCCCTGAAGGCTATGATGTCTATGGTCTTACGCTTTGCTACATATACTGTAGTAGATGTCCACTTGCTCTCTATCTTAATAGCGTCTACTTTGTTCTGCTTTTTGTAGGCGCTCATCGCCCAGCTACAAGCCATATTGAGAAGGACAGGATCGAGTTTCATTTATCAGCCTTGTTTTCTAGTCGCTTGAAAATTGCACCCAGCAAGTCTTTGATCTCGCGTATGTCCTCGCGGTAATCGTCTTTGGCAACGTACTTCTCAGGTATCTGCTTCATGTCCGAGTCAATACGGTCTAGCAGGGTATAGATGCGGGTGTACGCCCACGCTGCCAGAAAGCCACCGATCAGGATAATTACGTCAAAGACTATCTGACCCGTAAGCTGCATTACTCAGACTCT